TATTATGATAAGATAGAAGAGATTATTAAACAAGTATTTTCTACTTATATTCAAACTAATACCGATACTGCAAAACAAGGTTTTAGAAAAGAGATTACTACTTACAATGAAACTGAAAATAAATTTAAAATAGTAATACCTAGCTTAAAGCCATTAGATGCAATTAACTGGTTAAGTAAGTATGCAGTTGCAACTGAAAAAGATCAATACTATACTTATTCTTTCTACGAAACGTTAAACGGGTTTGTATTTAAAGCTTTACAATTTCCTACTTATAAAGATGCAACAGGTGGTGCTGCTCCTGCACTTGCAGATAATGAGAGATACTTTTACATCTCAAATCTAGAACTAGTAATGAACAATAAAGAGCTTTATGAGTTGTTCACAAAAGAAGGTTTTGATGTTAATCGTACAGTTAATGATCTTAAAATTAATAAACGATATACCACTCTAGAAAAGATAGTTAATGGTTATTTTAAGAATGAATTGATTGAAGTTAACATGCTTCAAAAAGATCATAAAGTAACTAAATCAGAATTAAACAATGATGGTGGTAATCTTAATATGTTAGAGAATAATGTATTAAACACTGAAGACTACATGAACAATGTAAAGAATTCTAAGTTTGGTACAGAATCAAGTCCTAGAATAAGATACGTTATTAATAATTTTGATAATTTAACACAGCCTAGTTTTAGAGATAAATTTGGTTCTTCTAGCAGATCGTTTGCAGCTTATCAACAAATAGATCTTTCTATTGCAGTGCATGCTGATCTTCTTTTAAGGGTAGGTGACCTTATGAGTCTTTACATACCAGAAGGTCATGGGTTTAATGCTAACTTCTATAAAGACAAATATCTTTCTGGTCTATTTTTAATAACTGAAATTAAAACAGTTATACGTAATGGTGGTGCAAGTCAATCATACATTAGACTAAACAAAGATTCATTCTCAGAAAAGTTAGAAGATAAAGCAACATACGAACTTAACATACAACAAGATTTTGAAACACAAAGACAATTGAATAGAGCTTCAGGCGCCTGATGTTAAAAGACGATTTTTACGGCGATAAGTTTAGATGGTTTGTTGGAGTTGTCAAACAAATTGGCATTGATAAGAGCCGTGTACGTGTTAGAATATTTGGTGTTCATAGGATAGAAGATAAGGTAAATGTATCTGATGGTGATTTACCTTGGGCATTAGTAACCTATCCTACAACAGGTAGCCAGGCTGGTGACGGTACTGTATCTCATGGTCTCAAAGAAGGTTCATGGGTGTTTGGTTTCTTTGCCGATTACACCGATTGTCAACAACCTATAATACTAGGAGTACTAGAAGGTGGTCCTGGTGCATCTGATAATAGTTCTACAACAGGTGGAGCAGTAGCACCCGGTGTTCCAGGTCAAGCATCTGACCAAGGATCAGGAGTATCTAGTGATAATAGCGTTGCATCTGATACTGGTACTATTAATCTTAGAGGTGTAAATAATAAAGAAAAAGCTTACAATTTCTTTAGAGAGAAATTAGAAGCAGCAGGTCAACAACAAACAACTGTGCATGAACAGGTATGCGGTATACTAGGTAACCTTATTGAAGAGAGTAGATTAGATCCTAACTCTAATAATCCATCTGATAAAGGTGCAAGAGCATACGGGTTGGCACAATGGAGAGGTGATAGACTTGCAAAACTATTTCAAATGTATGGTTCATCTCCTACTCTTGAACAACAATTATCTTATGTGTGGTATGAACTTAATACTACAGAAACTAAAGCAAGAAATAAACTTTTTAAAGCAAAAACAGTCTTAGAAGCTACCGAAGCATTTGTATGGTTTGAAAGACCACAATGCTGTAAGAGAGGTGGGTATGTAGATTGTAACGATGTTACATGGAAAAGAAGACCAAAGTATGCTCAAGAAGTCTATAACACAGTTAAGTATACACCGAGCACATCATGACAGTAGTTGGTCCAGATCAAGTCGCAAGTTATGTTAATCTATATTTCTCTACAACTAATACGTTGAGAGGATATGATATAGATTTAGATAGTATAGAGGCTAACTATATAATTAATGTAGATGGTAAAATTTATTTAAAAAACGAACCATCAAAGAATTATGCAACAGTAAAACTTGTAGGTGGTCTAAGTAGTTTTGTTAATGAAAAACAACCTAGTGAACCTTACTTCTATATGTCAGATAGACAAAAAGTTACTATCTATAACATATTAAAAGCAGTTGCAGGTAAGACAGATAGAGCTGAGATTTCCAGCACCGTACAAACTCTAGATTATATTGTAAGTAGTACTTATAGAAATTATTGTGGATAAGAATGTCAATATCACCTAATTCATTTAACTTAGATCCTAAAGAAACCAGAGCATTCACTAACAGTGAAGGTAATGGATTATCTACAGGTGAGAACCCACCCACTCAAAACTTTACACCTGTTCCTGGTTATCAGGTATCAGTAAAAGAATCTGCAGTTCATGGTAGTGATGTTACTAAAACATATACTGGTCCAGGTGCAGGTGTTACTGCGGGTGCTTCTGTTAAACCTAATGATAATATAGGTTGGGTTACATCAACTGGTAACAGAGTTACTATTACCGGAACACCAGGTGCAGAAACTATTGAATTAGTACACCATACAGGTGCTGCAATTCAAATAGATGCAGACGGTTCTATCTTCTTAATACCTACTGGTAGAAAAGGTTTTGGTATTAATGCTACTAAAGGTGATGGTGTATTAGCAGCACAAAACAGACTAGTAATTAAAGGTATGTCATCTATTACTCTAGAAACAGAAGGTAACCTAGAATTTAACGTAGGTAAAAATCTGTTTATGGATGTGGGTGGTGATTTTGTACTTGATGTTAAAGGTTCTACAAACATCTCTTCTGATGGTGATTATCACTTAGAAGTTACTGGTGCAGATTTTACTGAGAAAATTGGTGGTAGTGTTCGTACTACAATTGCTGGTGATACAAGAACACAAGTTGCTGGTGAGATGAGATATGATGTTGCTAAAGATATAAGTTTGTATACTGATCAAGACTACAATCTTAATGCTCAAAAGAGTATTGATATGCTAGCAGTTGAAACATCAACCCTATCAACCTCTTCTGGTCAGTTAAACATTATTGGTAAAAACGATCTTAATATATCATCAGATAGTGCAGTAAGACTTACATCTAAAGATGATATCACTATTGATGCAGCTGATAGTATTGCCCATCGTAGTACAGGTAGCTTTATTGTATCTTCTGGTGCTAATACATATATAGATGCTACTGCCTCTATACAATTAACAACCGCTGCTCTCAATCTTAGTGCAACAAATGCATTTAATACAAGAAGTGCAACTACATCACTTAACTCTTTAGGTACATTTAACGTTGATGCAGGTGGTGCAATAACTATAGACGGTTCAACTGCAGATGTTAATTCAGGTTCACCGAGCCCTGATCCAATTCGACCTATTGAGATATCATCACCAAGAACAGCAATACCTTCAGTAGCACCTTCTGCAGCTGAATACCCAGATGCAAACACTGTTGTAGATTCTATGACAACTGCAAGAGTTGCTCCTGACTTTCCTAAAAATGCAAACAAAATGTCTGCAGAAGAAATGTCAAGATATGAAAATGAGGGTGATACACCTAATACAAGCGCATCAGGAGCTGCAGCAGGTAATACAGGTGCAGGTTCTCCATACAAACCAGGTGAAGGAGAAGGTTCATTAACTGATTCTGGTAACGTTAATTATGATGGTAATAATGCTAACTCAGTTGGTGTAAAGAACTCATATCCTGCACCTGCCTCATTACAAAGTACATCAGAAAGACTTTCACGTAATGTTACTGTAGGTATGTTCCCTGCAATTAACAGATGTCCAACACAACAACAAGGTCTTACAAGAACTCAAATTCTTGATAACGTTAGACATCTTTGCTATAATATTCTTGATCCGGTCATAGAACAATTTGGTAATAAGATTATTATACTTGATGGTCTAAGAATAGGTTCAGGCGGTTCAAGACATTATCTAGGTAAGGCAGTTGATTTAAGAGCAGCATCACGTGATAGTGCAGAGACTGCAATGATTGCAAAATGGATGGTAGAAAATCTAGCTTATGATAGAATATTCCTAGAAGCTAATCATTATGGTTCAATACACATTCATGCAGAAGCAGCACCAGAAGGTTCTAAAGGTGCAAGAACAGTTCTTACTTGTCAAGATCCAAAATGTAATGCATCTACAAGTGGATTACAACTTGCATACGCTAAACAAGGTCTTAAGAAAATGGGATTCTTTGCATAATGCCAGATACAGTTGATAGAAGCACTTCTACATTTCAGAGCACTATTACTTCACCTAATGCACCTCCTGTTTTAACTCAGGACTTTGATGCAGATGGTAACCCGTATGCAAGACCTGCAGATAAAGAAGAACAAGTAGCTAGTAACCAAGAAGCAGCTGAAAATGGTGAGAACATCTCTGTAGATGATTCTACTTCTTCTGATGAGACAATAGTTACAGAAGATACAGCAGCACTTAAACAAAAAGGTTACTTACACGAAAAAGGTTTTAGTGGTGATCAATCTTTAAGTAATGCAGAGACTGCTTTCTTTGCTGCTGCTTCTAGTGCTGCAGCTTTCTTTCCTACATCTAGATCTCTTTCACAAAGAAGTGAAAGTGGTAGACTTGTAAGAAATAAAACAGATAATTTTTATTTGTATGATAGTGAAAAGAGACTGTTAGAAAGAAGAGCAGCTGAGTTTGCATCTTATGGTATAGTACCTTATGATGCACTAGAAGAATTTTTATACATCATAGTCTCTCTTCCAGAGTATTCTGATCTTGCTTATATTTCAGCGGTTGTAGGTATAGAAGAGTTAGATGATAGATTACTTGTAAGAGAACCAGCAAAGATTCTTAACTTACAAAATCTATACAAGATAGGTTATCTTGCTAATGCAGTAAAAGTAATTGATAGTCAGTACGATCCTAAATTTAATGTTAATAATGCAACTGATTCTGGTTCAAGTAACTTTGGTGCATTGTTAGGTGCTGCAGCTGCTGGTGTTTCATTACTACAAATACCAGCACTACAGACAGTATCAGATCTAGTAGGTGACTGTGTAGGTCAAATTGCAGATACTGCAGCAATTACTTCAGCATTCTCTTCTTTTAGTGGTTTAGGAAGTATAGCACAGCTTACTAATGTTGCATCTCAGATGACCAGTCTAGCACTTACTGTTAATTCTACTGCTTCTATTTTATCTAAAACTGGTATGAGAGGTGTAGCACCTATTGCAGCTGCAATGCAAAATCTTAACAGAAGAACCAGAAATGTTTCTAATTATTGTACACAAGTATCTGCATTAACTGCAGTAGCTGCTACATCTGGTAAAACTGCTGATATTGCAAAACAAATGATTAAGATTAACACAATGGTTGGTGATCTTAGTACAGTTGCATCTACTGTTACTAATCTGATAGAAGGAGTAGCATCACCTGGTGATATAGGTGCTACACTAGGAGTTATGATTAGAAGAACAGGTGGTTATGCTCCTAATCCATTACTTACAGAGATGGTAGGGGGTCAAAGAATACCACCATCAGTTCTTTATAATAATCCTATGATGGCAGCTCCTTCTTATGTTGGTAAGGCATTCTTTGGTGAATCAATGGCAGCAAGGGCAGCTATGGATCAAGTATTCTGTAGACGAATAGGTGCTTACCCTCATGCACAAAGTGGTAGCGGTGCAGTATCTTTTGGGTTTCAGAATTTTGGTTCATTTGGTGGTGCAATATCAATGGCAAGTATGGTGTCAAGAATGACTTTAGGAGTTGCAACCCCACCAACAACTGGAGCACTTGCTACTATGGTTGCAGCTAAAACTGCACAAGTCTGTAGTATCCTTAATGTAGCTTCTACAGTTCCATTAGAACCAAGACGTTCAGACAACACTATGCCGTTCTTAGTAGCTATGGGTGCAGCATTAGTTAATGATACCAGAAGTCCTTTTAGTGCAGATGTCCATCATGATGGTTGGAAAAGATCATGTTCTGTAGGTAATGATGTGCAGAGATATCAACCAACATTCATTGATATAGTTAGAACCTCCTTATAAATAAAATTATGGCTATAAACACATTAAGATCAACTGCAAGATACAAAGATTTCTATACAGACTTTGATGCACATCCTGTGCGCAAAGATCTATACGTATTAGAAGATACAGATGCAATTAAACGTTCTATTAAGAATTTAATCTTTACCGATCCAGGTGAAAGGTTCTTTTCACCTCTCTTAGGTTCAGGAATTAGACGTGCATTGTTTGAAAATATCTCACCTGAGACAACTAACATTATAGAAACATTTGTAACTGCAACTATTGAAAATCATGAACCTAGAGCAAAGTTATTAGATCTGATAGTAAATCCTACTCCAGATGAAAATGCGTATAACATACAGATTACTTTCTCTACAATAAATAATCCAGCTCCAGTTATTTTTAACGTACTTCTTTCTAGAGTAAGATAATGGCAAGTAACACCGGTTTTCTTTCAACAACCGAATTAGATTTTAACAGCATAAAATCTAACCTCAAAACATATCTACGTAATCAAGATCAATTTTCTGATTATGATTTTGATGGTTCTAATATTAATGTGTTGTTGGATGTTCTATCTTATAACACTTATCTTAACTCTTTCTATCTTAATATGGTAGGAAGTGAAATGTTCTTAGATACTTCCCAGTTAAGAGAATCTGTAGTATCACATGCAAAGGAACTTAACTATCTTCCTCGTTCAAAAACATCAGCAGTTGCATATGTAGACATTACTGTCAATACAGGTGCAGCAACTCCTGTATCTATTACCATTCCTAAAGACTATAAAGTCACTACAACAGTAGATAATGTAACATTAACTTTCTCTGTACCAAACGATATTATTGTTACACCAGTAGGCGGCGTCTATAAAGCATCTAATACTGCAATCTACGAAGGTAACATTGTAACTGAATACTTTAACGTTGCAAATAACAGTACGTATGTTCTCGGTTCAGAAAATATCGATACAAGATCGATATCGGTATACGTTTATGAATCTAATACTAGTGCAACTTATTATTCGTATGAAAAAGCAACCTCACTCTTTGGTCTAACACCAACATCAAATGTTTACTTTTTACAAGGTAAAGAAAGTAATAAGTATGAAATCGTGTTTGGTAATGATCTAACTGGTCGTGCACTTTCTTCTGGTAATCTTGTTAGAGTACAATATAGAGATACAGTAGGCGCAGATGGTAATGGTGCTTATCTTTTCTATAAGACTACAAACATTGACGGTTATGCAAACGTAATTATTAGTACAGTTACGACAGCAGCTGAAGGTTCAGATAGAGAAGATATTGATAGCATTAAGTTCAATGCACCAAGACATTACACTACACAAGAAAGAGCAGTTACTGCTTCTGATTATATTAACTTAACTAAATCACAATTTCCACAACTACAAGCAGTTAATGCATATGGTGGTGAAGAGCTAGACCCCCCTCAATATGGTAAGGTAGCAATATCTGTTAAACCATACG